ATGCCGGCGAGAAAAAAGGTGGTGGAGCCATTGGACCTGCACGTTGCGCCCCCTAAAAAAAAGACGCCGGTGCGCCGTGCAAAGGCGCGGACCGAAACCCCGCCCGGCATGCTGCGCGGAGTGTTGGAACAGCTGCTACAGCAGCCGGTACAAGGAGAGACGGCCGACGCGTTGGGGCAGATGCTGGGGCGTGCGCCGGGTGAGATGACGGCGCTGGAAGCAATGGCGATGGCACAGATTGCAAAAGCGATTGGGGGAGATGGGCCTGCATTTGCGGCGGTGCGCGACACGGTGGGGGAAAAGCCGACGGACAAAGCAAAAAATTTGCAGGTAGGTGCGACGCTGGAAAGCTATTTGGAGCAGTTGCAGGGGGAAGAGTTTTGAGTGGGATCAATCTGCGACGGTATATCGAGAAGGAGCTTAAAATCCGAGATAAGGACGCAAGGGTGGTGCCGCTGCTTTTAAATGGCCCGCAGAAGAAACTGTACGATGCGCTGGCGGCACAAAACCGCGCAGGTAAACCGATGCGTGCCATTGTGCTGAAGGCCCGGCAGATGGGGTTTTCGACCTTGGCGGAGGCGATGATTTTTAAGCGGACGGCGACCCGAAAGAACGTGAGAAGCGGGATTGTGGCGCACAAAGAGGAATCGGCTGCGAACTTGTTTCGGATGTCCAAACTGTTTTATGAAGAACTGCCGGACCCACTGAAACCCCGGCTGAAAACGAGTAATGCCCGGGAACTGGTGTTTGACGGAACAAAAGGGGAAGGGCTGAAAAGCACGATACGGGTGATGACGGCGGGCGGGCAGGGCATTGGACGGTCAGACACGTTTCAAAACCTGCATCTTTCAGAGTTTGCGTTTTGGCCGGGTGACAAAAAAATGACACTGGCAGGGCTATTGCAGGCGGTGCCGGACCGGCGTGACACGATGGTGATTATTGAAAGCACGGCAAACGGGTTTGACGAGTTTAAAGCAATGTGGGACCGGGCGGTGGCAAATGAAAGCGAGTTTGTACCGGTGTTTTGCGCCTGGTGGGAACAGCCGGAATACCGAAAGTGCTGCCCGGCGGAGTTTGAAGTGACCGAAAAAGAGGCGCGCATTGCGGAGACCTTTGGGCTGGACCAGGAACAGCTGTGCTGGCGGCGGTGGTGCATTGAAAACAACTGCGGTGGGGATGAAACACTGTTTGAACAGGAATACCCCGCAAGCCCGGAGGAAGCATTTATTGCGACCGGCAACTGCGTGTTTGACAAAGAATCCCTGGTACGGCGGATGGCCGGACTGCCGAAACCGCTGTGCACCGGTGAATTTACCTTTTGCGGGGATGGCGACAGCTTTAGAATGACCGGGTTTGTGCAAATCCCCGGCGGTGGTACACACATTTATGAGGAGCCCCGGCCGGGCGTGCCCTATGTAATTGGTGCGGACACCGCAGGGGATGGTAGCGACTGGTTTGTTGCCCAGGTGTTGGACAACACGACCGGCCGGCAGGTTGCGGTATTGCGCCGACAATTTGGCGAAGATGAATTTGCGCGGCAAGCGGTTTGCCTTGGATATTACTACAACACAGCACTGCTGGGCATTGAGGCGAATTTTTCGACCTACCCGATACGGGAAGTGGAGCGACTGCGCTACCCACACCAGTATATGCGGGAAACCGAGGATAGTTATACCCACCGGTTGCAGCGACGCTATGGGTTTAAGACGACGGCAACGACCCGGCCGGTGGCGATTGCCGGGCTGATACAGGCGGTGCGGGAGAATGTGGACCTTTTGTGCGATGCCGTTACGCTGCGGGAAATGCTGGTATTTGTGCGGGACGAGCGGGGCAGGCCGCAGGCAATGGAGCGGGAACATGACGACTGTGTGATGGCGCTTGCAATAGCGCAGTATATCCGCCCGCAGCAGAGCTTTTTGGTGGTAAAGGCCCCGAAAGAGGCCCAGAGAGAAAAAGCAGAGTATGAGAGCCAGCTGGAGCGCTTTTTATCGTTTTGAGAGGAGAAGAAAGATGCTGATCAAGCGCAGAGAATGGGAGGACCTGAACGCCCGCGTGGCGGCACTGGAAACCGCATTGGGGCTGCCCGCGACGCAAGAGGAGAAAAAAAGAGAACAGGAGCTTGCAAAGCAATGGGCGGCGCTGTGGAACTATAGCGGACAGGAGGAGGTGTGCAGGTGAACACAGGAGAACAGCCGAAGGAGAAGAAAGCCGGCCCTAAAGAAAGCCGTGAAATGACAGCGGGCAGGGTATGGCACGAGTACGAAAACGCGAGAAGCTATAACGAGGCGATTGACCTATACAACACCGTAGAGAAGAATGAAGACTTTTATATTGGCGAGCAGTGGCGCGGCGTACATGCCCCGAACCTGGACAAGCCGGTGTTTAACATTTTGGCGCGGGTGGTGAAGTTTTTTATCTCGTCGATTATGTCGGACGACATTGGGGTTTCGTTAGAGGCGTTTGACGAGACCGAAGAGGATAAGCCGATGCTGGATATGGTGGCAGAGCAGATGGATGCGGTGATGGAAAACACCGCGTACAAGAAAAAGTGCCGTGAGGTGATCCGCAATGCGGCGGTGGACGGCGACGGCTGCCTGCACTTTTATTTTGACCCGGAAGAAGAGAACGGGCCGCAGACAATTAGCCTGCCCGGTGCGCAGGATTTTATGCCGACCCCGGGGCAGATACAGACCGAGATGATTGAAAATACCAACCTGCACTTTGGCAACCCCCAGAACCGGGAACTGCAACAGCAACCCTATTTGCTGCTGAACTACCGCAGGTTGGTGACACAGGTAAAGCGGGAAGCGGAGCAAAATGGGTGCGACCCGGATGAGGTGCAGCCGGATGAGGATGAAAACCGCCGAAGCAATGAACAGGAAGACGGCAAGGTGACGGTGGTGCGCCGGTATTGGAAGCAGAAAAGCGGCGCACGCCGCACGGTGTGGTGCTGCGAAGTTTGTGCGGGTGGGTTTGTGCGAAAGCCGTGGGACACGGGATACACCCTTTACCCGGTGACGATGCTGCCGTGGGAGAAGGTGAAGAACCGTTACCACGGGCAGGCAGCACTGACAGGGCTGATACCGAACCAGATTTATGTGAACAAGCTGTACGCGCTGGCGATGGAGCATGTGAAGAAAATGGCGTTCCCCAAAGTGGTGTACAACAGCAACCTGTTGCCGCAGGGCTGGGATAACCGGGTAGGCGCGGCGATTGGCGTGCCGGGAGACCCCAACGCCGCCGTGGCGGCAGGGTACCGCGCGCCGGATATGTCGGCACAGGTGATGCAGTTGATCGACCGCGTGATTGAGATGACACGCGACACGATGGGGGCATCGGATGCGGCACTGGGGAATGTGCGGCCGGACAATACCAGTGCGATTATTGTGACGCAAAAAGCGACGGCCATGCCGCTGGAACTGCAAAAGCAGGACTTTTACAGCTTTGTGGAAGAGTCGGTACGCATTTGGCTGGACATGATGACAGTCAATTACGGGGTTCGCCCGGTGCGCATGAAGACGGTGAAACCCGACACGACCGACTTAGCACAGGCGCAGGCAAGTGGGTTGCCCCCACAGCAGGATGCAATGACAGCAGAACCGGAAGAAGAAATGCAGACGATACTGTTTGACTTTGCCCAGCTGGCGCAAAAAAGGCTGAAGCTGAACGTGGAGATTGGTGCCGCAACCTATTGGTCGGAACTGATGCAGGTACAGACGATGGACAACCTGTTTGGCCGCGGGCTGATGGATGCCGAAACCTACCTTGAAAATATGCCGCGCGGGTATATCCCGAACCGTACGCAGTTGATACAGGCACTGCAAAAGCAGGCACAGCAGGCTGCCCAGGCGCAGCAGGAAGCGATGGCAGGGCAGGGAGTAGCACAGGGTGTGCAAGGCGCACAAGGAGCACAACAACAACTGCCCCCTGCCCTGATGGAAGCAATGATGAAAGGGGGCGGTGCAACATGATGAAGTGCCCGTGTTGTAAAAGAGAGGGGCGTGTGTTAAAGGTGAATGAGAACGCGCCTGAGGGTGTGGTGGCGACGTACATCTGCACAAACCGGCAGTGTGCGAACCGGGACCAGGAGATTGGGCAGGAGATACTGCGTGCTGCCAAAGACCCCAAATAAAATTGTGTTTTGTGCCGGTTGCTGACCAGGTAGCCGGTGTGGAAGGGAGCAAAAATGGACGAGAGAGAAACCTTGGCAGAGCAGCCCGGCACAGTAGAGGAGACCACCAAAACTGAAGAGGCGCCGCAAGGGGAGAACCTGACGGACGAAGCACAGCCGGAGGCAGACCTGCCGATGGCAGAAGCGAACACTGCGGCGGGGGAGACGGGCGAAGCGGAGGGAGAGCAAAAACAACAACAGGAACAGGAACACGAACAACAGTTGACGCTGAAATATTACGGCAAAGAGGTAACGTTGCCGGCGCAACAAGTGGTGGCGTTGGCACAAAAAGGCCTTGATTATGATAAGGTGCGCAGTGAGCGCGACGGCTTTAAAAGCGGCCGGGAAATGACCTTGCTGAACCAGTATGCGGCGGCGAGCGGGATGCCGCTGCCACAGTATTTGGACTATTTGGAAAAAGAGTTGGAGCGCGCACAAGTACAGCGGGAAATGCAGCGCGGGATGCCGGAAAATGCCGCGCGAGAGCTTGCAAAGATGCGACGTGAAACATTACAGCGCGAGCAGCAGGAGACGGGGGAAAAACAACGGCTGGCCCCGTTTATGGAGCTGTTGCAGGAATACCCGGACCTGAAAGAGTTGCCCAAAGAGGCATTGCAGCGCATCCAGAAGGGAGAAAGCCCGTTGGCTGCCTACCGCGCGGTGGAGTTGCAACGGCTGAAGAACCAGAAAGCGGCGCAGGATGCGGCGGCGCAGAACCGGCGCACCGCACCGGGCACTGCCACCGGGCTTGGCGGTAAAGAGAAGACCGACCCGTTTGTGGCCGGATTTTTAGATGGATTTCGAGATTAACAGGAGGAATGAAATTTGAGCCAGACGATCAATTTGGATACCCGTGTTTCGACGAAGGTGGACCAGGCGTTCACGATGGACAGTATGATTAAAAGCCGCCTTTCAGGCGACAACGAGTTTGTGGGCGCGCGCACGGTGCGGGTGCACAACATCAGCACGGTGCCGCTGAACGACTATGACCGAACCGCCGGCGGCAACCGCTATGGCACGCCGACCGAGGTGGGCGATACGGTGGAAGAGCTGACCATGAGCCAGGACAAGAGCTTTTCGGGCGTGATTGACAAGGGCAACAACCTAGACCAGGCGATCAACAAAGCCGGCAAATTTATGGGTGTGCAGATGAGTGAAGAGGTGATCCCGACGTATGACCGCTATTGCCTGAGTGCACTGGCGAATAAAGCGGGCAAGATTGTGGGCAACACTGCCGCGATTGACAAGACCAACGTGATTGCGCGGTTTTCGGCAGCGCGCAAACACCTGCTGGACCACCGTGTGCCGGTAAAGGGCCGGACTTGGTATGTGCGCACCGAGGTGTTTAACGCGCTGGTGGAGACCGAGCAGTTTAAAAACCTGGACAAGATTGGGACCCGCGCGGTGGTGCAGGGCCAGGTGGGCGATATTTTTGGCGCGCCGGTGGTAGAGGTGCCGGAGGACCTGATGCCCGCACAGGTGAACTTTATTCTGGTGCACAAACGTGCGGCAAGCGCCCCGGTAAAAATTTGGGACAACAAGGTGCACCTTGACCCGCCGGGCATCAGCGGCAACCTGTGTGAAGGCCGTTTTTATTATGACCTGTTTGTGTTTGGCGCGAAGGCAGACGGCGTATATGTTGACGTGACCGGCGCAAGCGGGACAGTGCTGGCGGCGCCGACTATCAACGCGACCAGCGGCGCGATTACGGCGGCAGCGGGTGCAAGCGTGAAATACACCACAGATGGCAGTGACCCGCGCTATTCGGCGACGGCGCTGGTGGGCACAGCACCTGCGGTGCAGGCTGGGATGACTGTGCGGGCGTACCAGTATAAAGACGGGGCATACCCCTCGGTAGTGGTACAGGCAACACTGGCCGACTAACCGAAGAAAAAACGAGCCGGGTGGGTAACAGGCAGGGGCGAAAAACGAACTGGGCCCCGGGGAGGAATAAAAAAAGTAGACGGCGAGAGGAAGAGAAACGGGCAACGGCCGACTGCTTTTTTAAAATTAGAAACCTTGATAGAAAAAGAAATGAGACAAAAGGTACCGCTGCATATCGGCGGAGCTGTGGAGGGAAAAGAATGACGGCAAATGAAATTTTTGCGCTTGCCGCGGGGTGGCTGGTGCAGACACCGGAGGAAAGCGACGATGTAAAGCCGTTTGTGCCGGGTATGTTGAATGTGCTGCTGGCCGAAGCCCTGCCCTATGAAAATGCGCTGCGGCGGCAGGAGGGGCTGGAAGAATTGAAAGAGGCCCCCAAGGTGACGGCGGCGAGCATGGAAGAAGAAATTGACTACCGCCCCGTGCTGCTGCGCATTGCGCTGCCCTATGGGCTTGCCGCTGATTTTTGCCGTGCTGCGGAAAACAATACGATGATGGATGATTTTAGGGCAAAATATGTGACGGCGCTTTGGGAGAGCCAGCAGGCAAAGAGCGAGACAATAAAGGACTTTTATTGAAAGGGGAGAGGCTGAATGCCGCAGATGCCAAGAGGACGGCAATGGAGTTCGCCCGCGACGTACACGGTGGAACTGTCGAAGTTTCGCGGGGTGGATTTGACCTCCAGCGTTGTGAACGTGGATTTAAGACGGTCGCCTGACGCGCCGAATATGATCCCGGATGCGGATGGATTCCCCGCAAAAAGGCCCGGCTGGCACACGCTGGCGCGGCTGGATGGGCAGGTCAATGGGGCATACAGCCTGCAAAAAGAGGGCAAAGAGCACGAGCTGGTGCACGCGGGCACAAAACTGTATGAAATGCTGCTGGACACCGATGAGCTGCCGGAAGGCGGGGTGCTGGACGGGGCAGTAATTCGGCATGAGCGAGCCCGGCAGATTGCCACACACGGCAAGGCGGGCTGTGTAAAAAACGTAACGGTATATGGGAAAACGACCCAAAGCGGAACAGGCGACTCAAGCCCTTCTAACATTAGAGAAATACATGGGGTGGGGAGATGCGACAAATATTTTGTAATAGATGGAAATACCGGATTCGATATTTCTGATGATTTGGGTTCTGTGTTAAGATGTGCTACTTTAAGCTATCCGTGTCCAGATGTAAAGTACAGTAACTCTCCGGCTACTGTTGATACTTTTTCTAGTTATATTAAGATGGTATCAGGTTATATGATTGATTCCGAACATTACTACTTAACTCCTTCTACCTGTTATTTCTTTGTGCTTAAATCAAAGCTTTCAGCAAATACTCTAGCCGGAGTTCAAGAATTTTTTGCAAATAATCCTTTAACGGTTTGGTATAAATCCACGGCATTTGAAGCCGCAACACAAGTATATTGTGGGATTGAAGTAGAAGATGAGACAGGGTACCACGAGTATGTGGGAAAAAGTGGTCAGCCATTGTTTGATGGAGATACGCTGGAAACGAATGTGCTGAGTGGTGGAGAGTATAAGCAAAGAGAATATCGTACAAAGAAAAAAATCACATTTGACGGGTCAGAATCATGGGCAAGTGTATTGTGGGGGCCTCCAGATTATACGTGGGGAAATATAGATCATGCTAGATTCCAACTAATATTAGAACAACCTCCGGTTTTTAACACAGCACCTATATGCAATTGTTTTCAAGGATATATCTACTCAAACATAGCCGGAGAAGGTGTAATGATAGGTGGAAGTCCCAATATAAATGTTGTAATACGAAAAGACAGACTCTCAACAGTAGATGCACCGGGTTTTAAAACATGGTTAGCGTCAAATAATATCACAATTGTCTATGACCTTGCTACCCCGGTAGAAATTCTTACAGAACCCGTGAAGATGGAACAGGAAGCGGGAAAGTTTACATTGACGGCTGAAGGGGAAATTGCCGCAGAACTGTTTGCAGCAAAAGAGATTTGCAGTGAGATGGCGGATGCCCGCAGTAAGGCGGTGCAGCTGAAAGAAAAGCTGTGGATTTTGGACGGCACAACCTACCGCTGCTATGACGCAGAAAAGGTAAGACCGGTGAGTGAAATTGCCACGGTGCCAATGATTACGGTGGCGAAAGCCCCCAACGGGCAGTACGGTGCAACGAGCAACCTGCCGCCGAACCTGTTAACCGGCAAACGCACCGACAGCTATGCAGGGCTGGCTGCCACTGCAAGTGAGACCGTGTATTACCTGAGCTATAACGACCTTTCAGCAGAAAAGGTAAAGGCAGAAATTTTAAATGCCGCTGGCGACTGGGTTGCTAAAAGTGAAGGCACGGACTTTACGGTGGACCGCACACTGGGGAAAATTACATTTAACACCGCGCCCGGAAAGAGCCCGGTAGAGGGTGAAGACAATGTGCACATCACCTACGAAGTAAAGGCAAGCCATGCGGACCAGATTAACCATTGCCGCCATGCAATTTTGTATGGTGTGAAAGGTGCAATGGACCGGGTATTTATGGCCGGTAGCAGCGAAGAGCCCAATGTGGACTATTGGTCGCAATGGAACGACCCGACGTATTTTGGTGATACGTGGTATGGGATGCTGGGGCAGGAATCCAGCCCGATTGTGGGGTATTCGGTGCTGGCGGATACACTGGTGACCCATAAGTACGCGGAAGAAAACGGGCGGAATGCGTTTGTGCGCAAGGGCACACTGGACGATGACGGGTTTGCGGTGTTCCCGATTTCAAATGTGATCCAGGGGGAAGGCGCGGTGTGCCCCGATGCATTTGAGTCGCTATCCTCTGAGCCGGTATTTTTGACCCGGCGTGGCGTTTATGCATTGACCCCCAGCGACATTACAGGGGAACGCTATGCACAGGAGCGCAGCTTTTTTATTTCAGCTGCGCTGGAAAACGAGGACCTTTCCGGTTGCTGCGCAGTGTGCTGGGGACGATTTTATGTGCTGGCCTGCAAAGACCGGCTGTATCTGCTGGATTCTGCCCAAAAGAGCTATGAGGGGAAAACGCCGTACTCGAACTACCAATATGAATGCTATTACTGGGAAAACATTGGGGCGCGCAGCCTTTGGGTGAGAGAAAACACCTTGTATTTTGGCACGAAGAGCGGTGAAGTGCGTGCATTTTGGCAGGATAAGCTAACCTCGCACGCCAACGACGACGGGGCTGCGATTAAGGCAAGATGGACAACCCCACTGATGAATTTTGGCTTTTGGGACCGGCTGAAGCTGATTAGCGGAGTGTGGGTAGTAGGGCAGCCCTATACCCGCAGCGGCGGCAACATTTATTATGCGACCGACCGGGAATATGCAAAGCAGGCCAGAGGGTATAAGGTGGATATTTTCAACTGGGATGATATCGATTTTAACCGCTGGACCTTTAATACCCTTGACCGGCCCAATGTGGTGCCGGCTAGAAAAAAAGCAAACAGGGTAAAGCTGTTTCAGGTGCGGGTTGAAAACGAGGAGCCCAATGAGCTGTTTGGGTTGACGGCGATTCAGGTGAATTACAAAAGAGGGGGGCTGGTGAAGTAATGGGGCTGGAAGAACACAAGATTACCGGGTATGAGGACAGCATTGCAGCATTGCCGGACAAGATTGAAAACAATGCCGCATGGCTGAAAGCGAAGTTTGATGCCCGCACCGATAAAGAGATCAAAACGAAGCACAACGGCTTGGTGGACACTTTGGTCGCGTTGTTTGAGGCCATCTATACCAAGGCACAGACCGACGCACAGATTAATGCCAAAGTAGCGCAAATTGGCGCCGGGGATATGGCAAAGCAGATTTATGACACGAACGACAATGGTGTTGTGGACAAAGCGGAGCGGTTGGCGACGGTGGTGCGGCTTGGCAGTGCCAATTTTGACGGCAGCAACAGCCTTACCGCAGAGGAGATGGGGTTAAGACCCGATACTTGGATGCCGACGCCGAAAGAGATGGGTGCGGAGCCGGCATTTAGCAAAAACACTGCTTTTAATAAAAACTTTGGCAGTGCGGCAGGTACGGTGTGCCAGGGGAGTGATAGCAGGCTGAGCAATTCACGCAGAGCCAGTAATATTGGGATGAGCTATAACGGCAACCTTTACATCAGTTATTCGTAAGGCGGTGATGGGATGGCACTGTATTACAACAATGCAAATATTGCGCAGAGCGCGAATGTGTTGATTAATAACAAGGCATCAAACCAGGTGTTCTTTAACAATGCATTGGTGTGGAAAAAGCAATTAAATATTTATCCGGGTTCCGGATTTTCATATCAAAACTTAGGTAGTTATCAACCTTACGGAGAGGCCTCTAATAGCGGTTCACAAATTCGTATCTATACCTATGGTGGCACAGATGCAGGATTTATTAGAGGGTACATAGGCCCATTTTCCGCAGTAGGGTTTAGCACTCTTTTTATCAACATGTCTGTTACACCTGTAGGTGACGTTTCTCACTATCTTAAATGGGGTGTTACAACAAGTTTGTATAGTGATGCCAGCACTTGGGGAGCAATGGCGGAGTACTCATATAATGTCAGCGGTTGGAGTGGCACTTATTCTTATCCAATCAGTAGTTGGCCTTACAATGGGCTATATTTTGCATGGCATCAGTCATCAAGTGCAAACTATACGGGTCATAATTTAACCACTCTTATCAATAGTATTTATTTGCAATAAGGAGCAATTTTTATGTTGAAAATTAAACTAAAAAACAGCGACGAATATGAGGTGCTGACGCAGACCGCGGTATACCCCAGTGGGTCACCGGCTTTGCGCAGCAGGATGGAAATCCATATGGCGGCGGATGCGATGGGCCTTGAGGACTTTGCCGCCCTGTTTGGGGATACACAACAGACAGCAGAGCTGCATTTGATAAACACGGAGACCGGCAGCGATGTGACCTACAAAAATTACAGCTTGGTTTCTTCTGTGGGCAAACAGAGGGTAGACGAGGCCGACTATACGACCGGCGCAAGCACCAGCAGCTTGCATCTTGTTGCGGTGCTGGAGCAGCTTACCTACATTGAACAGCAGCTGGCGGCGCTGGGCATTCAGGCATAAGGGGGCAAAACAATGACACAGCAAAAAGAGCTATACGCCCCGGCGGGGGCAAACTGCCGGCCGAGTTTGGCACTATTGCCGCGGTATATCACCATCCACAACACGGCCAATACCAGCAAGGGGGCCGGTGCGCAAAGCCACGCAGCCTATTTACGCGGTGCCGGCAAGGATAAATATGTCAGCTGGCACTATGCGGTGGACGATAAGCTGATTACACATTGCATCCCGGATGGCGAAGTGGCGTGGCATGCAGGCGACGGCGGCAACGGCACTGGTAACCGGCAGTCGCTGGCGATTGAAATTTGCGAAAACCCGGAAAGCGACCTGCTGTCAGCCACCGACAATGCCGCCGAGCTAACAGCGGCGCTGATGAAAAAGTATGGGGTGCCCGTTGGCAATGTGGTACAGCATAACCACTGGAGCGGCAAGGATTGCCCGCGGCGCATCCGGCGGGGTGAACCATATGACTGGGCAACCTTTTTGGCAAAGGTGCAGGGCTTTTTTGCGGTACAGGCAAAGCCGGAAGCGGCACCACAGCCACAGGCAGAAGGGGTGCTGTGGGCCGTACAGACCGGTGCATACCGTGTGCGCGAAAACGCGCAGGCGGCCCTTGCCGCCATGAAAGCCAAAGGGTACGAGGCTTATGTTACCGAAAGCGGCGGCCTGCTGCGGGTGCAGCTTGGTGCGTTTGCCGTGCGGCAGAATGCTTACCGCTATGCAAAAACATTGAATGAGCAGGGCATAGAAGCCTTTGTGACACAGAAAGGGAATTGACGATGGAGACAGGATTGAAAGCGATTAAAATGTTTTTCGTAGGCATAGTTGGCGCCGTGGCAGCGGCCTTTGGCTATATGGGGGTATTGGCACTTATTTTGGCCTGCGCAATGTGCCTTGACTGGCTGACCGGCAGCATTTACGCACTAAAGACGCATTCGTGGAAATCTGCCCTTGCGCGTGAGGGGCTAAAAGGCAAGGGCGGCATTGTTTTGGGTGTATTTGTGGCGGGCCTTGCGGATGGGCTGATTTATACTATTTTGCAGTACTTTACCGTGATGCAGCTGCCTTTTGGGCTGCAATACCATGCCCCGTTTTTAACGCTGGCACTGATTTGGTACACGGTGACAGAGCTTGGCAGCATTATTGAAAACATTGCAAGCATGAGCGGCAATGTACCACCGTTTTTGAAAAAACTGATTTTGTTTTTGAAAGCAAAAACAGAAAGTACTGCGGATGAAATAATTGAGACACGTGCTGCGAAAAAAGAATAAGAATATAACCTTATACAAACGTTAAAACCCAAAAATTATTTATATCAGAAATGATTATAGACCCAGAAATATACTAAACCTTTTAGATGGTGAGGAGGAAAAAACTTGGCATGGACTATGCGAGATAATCTGGAATATATCAAAGATTTGGCAGATGCTAACCCAGGTAAACAAGCAACGCTTGGTGCAGCGCCCCCTAAAAAAACAGATAAAAAAGAGCCAACGGCAGACTCTGCCTCCATGTACCTAGCGGCACAGCAAGAGGCATACCGCAGGCAGGCCGAAGCGCTTCAACAGCAGTATGAACTGCAAAAACAGCGTGAAGCTGAAGCCCGTGCGAAACAGGAAGCTGCGGTACAAAAAGCGCGTGATGCCCTTACAAATGCTGCACAAAGCAATTACGACAGTGCAGTTAACCTGTTGCAGCAAGGGTATGATAAAAATGTTGGGTCGGTGAATACCGACACCGAAAAGGCGCTACAGGACGCCTATATTTCCAGCATGATGCAGCAGCGCAATTTGGGGCAGCAACTAGCGGCCTATGGCCGCAGTGGCGGCGCAGCAGAGAGCACATTACTGGGCCTTGCCAATGCTTATGGGCAACAGCGCGGCACACTGGATAACACCCGGCAGCAAAACCTTGCCAACCTTGTGCAAAAATTGCAGGAGAACAAGGCCAATCAGTTGCAAACACTAAATACCAATAAGGCAAATTACGAGCAGACTTACCAAAACCAGCTTGCAGACCTTGCCGGGGCATCGCTAGAACGGCTTTTGAACTATGATGCCAACTACACCAGCGGGCTAACAAGCCTTGAACAACAGCGTGCACAGGCTTTGGCTAGCATTGCCCAACAGCAGGCAGCAGCACAGCAAAATACAGCGCAACAAGATGCAACTGCATTGCAAATTTCTTTAAAAAATGATGTTGTGAGAGCAGCGAATGGCGAGATTCCGTATTCTTCTATTATTGGTCAAGGAAAGAATACTTACATTAACTTATATGGGCAAGAGGGGTATGAAAGAATCAGGGATGCGGCATACTTGAAAGAAAACCCCAACAGCCGTTTACGATAATGAGCAGTGGGGGAGGGTTTATGGGAGATTATACAGTACAGGCAGGAAATGGGCTGGGTTTAAATACGGCATCCGCTAAACGGGCAAACCAGTTTTTCGATGGCACCCCAATTAAAACATTTAGCGAGTATCCCAACAATTTGGGGATAGAATCTATAACTTTGGATGAGGTGAAAAAAAGACAACAAGCTGCGGCATATAAAAAATACCGCGAAGAACAAGCAGAGGCGGACAAAAAGTACCGTGAAGAAATACGCCCCACAAAGGAATGGGAAGAATCCCACACACTAGATGAAATCATTGAAAAGTATTCTGACCCCAATTACAAGCTGAATGATACTGAGAGAGAATCTGCCAAAAAAATTATTGATCAATATTTTGATTATTCTGAAGGGCCTCTTGCGACACTTATGGGTAAATATTATTTTGGCCCAGATGATCCCCGTGTCGCTGTACTAATGGCCAAAACAGATCCAATTGAGGCAGCACTTTCTGGTGTCGTTGACGGACTTTCTCTACCAGAATGGAAAAAAACCATGGACGATGGCACGGCTTTTGTTGCGGGTTTGTTTGATCAGGAAGATGCGGATTTTATTAGAAATGAATCAAACAGGCAGATGGAAAATTTTAACAACATTAAAGCCGCGGCGGTCGCAGACCACCCTATTGCATATGGGGCTGGTGCAGTGGGGGGGACAGCGGCAGAGTACATGGTCGGTTCAGAGCTTTTAAAGGGTGTGCCTGCTGTAGGTAAAGTGCTTACAACAGCCGGTGAAACTATTAATGCTGGGCTGAAAGGCGCGGGGGCGGTAGGCCAAGCAGCATCAAACATTTTCACATCTAAAGTTATTTCAAGTATGCTTGAAAACCAAATTTTGGATACGATGTTTGATACTATCCCCAATGCGTTGGGTGACATACAAAACGGTGAAAACCTTGAAACAGTAGCAACAAATGCAGCTAAAAGCATCGGTACAAATGCGCTGTTTAATATTGCCCCAGAGTTAGTTGGTACTGGTGTTAAAGGCGTTAAAAACGCAATTAAAAATGGTTTAGATGAACCGGCTGTAAAACAGATCTTGAATGGGGTATCAAATATTATAGCCCCTGTTGATGAAGCTTTGGGCGGTGTTGTAAAACAAGCGGACGATGTTGCAAATGCTGCTAGGATAACAGACCAAGTAGCAGATGCTGCAAAGCAAATAGGCGAAATACCGGTAAATAGCCAAACAGGCGAAGCGGCAAGTGATTCATTGAAACAGTTTGAAGGGCTGGTAGAAGCTGCGCGGCAAGCAGAAACAGGAACACCCGGTATGGTGTCAGAAGCACTTATAAAAGATGCAGGTCAAAACGTTTCGCTTGAATTACCTGTTATAACTGGCGAAATACCGCAGTTAAGCCGGAATTCGGTTGACTTACTGTCGCCGCAGAGTTATGCTGAAAATGCATTACCAACTGTATTGCCACAAGCAAGCCAAACGGATGATCTTGCAAAAGCACTTGGTGTAACCCCACAGCAAGGCACTGCGCCAATAGCCCTGCCGGAGGCAAGGCAACTTGAAATAAAAGAAAATAGCGACCTGCTGGAGCCTTATTTTAATGGCTTCGACGAAGGGCGGACAGGCGAACCACTTGCAGAGGAAGCAGGGCAAAGCGGTGCGCAGGTGCAGGGTGCGGCTTTGGATACTGCCGGGGTAAGGCAAGATACCGACGTGAACGCCGCTCTATCGGGCCAGCGCACGGGTGAACTGGCAGAGGGCGCGGGGGAGACAAGTTCAGATTCCGATATCTTAATTGATTCTTATAAGAATATGCGAAATGCCCCCGATGTAATAGGACAATCGCATCACTTAAATCAAGATGCTGCATTTAGAGATGTAATACCTAAAAGTGATGGTTTATGCATAGAATTAGAAGGTAACGCATTTAAAGATGTTGGAAGTCCGCACCATTTGGCGCATGAGAACTTGGAAAACTTCTGGAACAATTTCAGATCTAAAGGAGATCTATATGGAGAAACTCCAAAAATTTCGGATTATAACGTGGCATTATATAATTCATTGCGTGCAGCGGGGTTATCAGATAATCAAGCAAAGGTTGCAGTCCAAAATGCGGTTAAACAGCAATTACAGTATGGGCTAACAGGAGATTCTTTCATTCCGAGAATTCCGGGAAGGATTAACTTTAAAAAGTAGCAGAAAATTGCGGAAAGGACATAAGATGGAAGCAGTAGGATATTTTCAAGCGGCGAACAATATCGTAGAGAAAATTATTCGTACATCAAAAATGGACACATCGAAAATGAACGAGCAAGAAAAGCAAATAATGGGGGCCTTCTGTTTTGGGGCGTTGAATGGATACTCATTAGAAAATCGGATAAGTACTGTTCAAATTCAAAGTGCTATGATTACCATACTAGTAAAGAAGCTTCAATATGACCCATCAGTTGCTGCACAGTTTTTCGATTTTTTAGCTAGATGTACAGAAAAAAATTACCATCCAACTATGAACGCAATTATTCATAGGGGAATTGAAGGCTATTATCAGCTTGAAGATGTGGATAAATTGCGAGAGAATATATTGGATATTTATAAAATGGTTAAAAGGTATAATAAATAGAAAAAGTGAATTTCAGGCTTAATTTGAAAGATTTTTAATTTTAATTTCAAAACTCAATAACAAGTAATTTTTTACAGCAGGGCCCCCGGTGTTGGATACTCCACCGGGGCACTGCTGTCTTTTACAATAAAAAGATGCTGTGATGAAAAGAAAATGAGCGGAGACATTGTTCGGGCAGGCTTTCGGTAAGCCCGGCAATCAGGTGCAAGCGCGTCACAGCAATTGATGATGGGGTTACTGGTTGCCCCGGTTGAATGGGCGGGCGGCAAAGTTGTCATCAACCAATTAAGCAAGGTGGCATCTACCGAAGCTGCCAAAAGCGGCATCAAAAGCCTGCTAAAATCGATAGGGGCACAGGCTGCCACAAACTTCACCACAGAGGCGGCAACAGAAGCGCTTAGCATTGTTTCTGAACTGGCTGTCATGCAAGATAAAAGCCAGGCGGTGCAATATTATAACGACTACTTGCAAAATCACCCGGGCAGCGAATCTATGGCGCTTGTGGATACAATGATGCAGCAACTTGCCCGCATTGGGCAGGCGGGCCTTGCCGGGGCAGTGGCCGGTGGTATGATGGGCGCAGCGGCAACCCTTTGGCACCGTGCCCAAATAGAACAAATGGGCCACGCCGGGCAGGCAGATGCACAGGCTATTGTACAAGAGGGTTTGTCTTATGGCGAGGGCACGCAGGCCTATCAGCAGGCCGCTGAAATTAACCAGCAGATGAAAGAGGGCGAACACCCCGGCGATATTCAGCTTGGCGGTTTGATGGAAACG